TGCTGGTCGACAAGAACGGCGACCCGGACAGCATCTTCGAGAAGATCCGCATGCTCGTCCGCGGCCTGCCACCCGAGCTGCTGCCCGCAGGCTTCCGGTACGACAAGCACAGCGCGCACATGCGGCTGGTGAACCCTGAGACTGACGCCACCATTACCGGCGAGGTTGGCGACAACATCGGGCGCGGCGGCCGCAAGTCCATCTACTTCAAGGACGAGAGCGCGCACTACGAGCACCCCGAGCTGATTGAAGCCGCGCTGATGGACAACACCAACGTGCAGGTAGACATCAGCAGCGTCAACGGGCTGGGCAACATATTCCATCGTCGCCGCGAGGGAGGCGTGGACTGGGTGCCGGGCACCGCAATGGAGCGCAGCCGCACCTACGTCTTCGTCATGGACTGGCGCGACCATCCTCTGAAGGATCAGCAGTGGTACGCGGCGCGCAAGAAGAAGTCAACTGACGAGGGCCTGCTGCACAAGTTTCGCCAAGAGGTTGATCGCGACTACGCGGCCAGCCTCGAGGGTGTCATCATCCTGCCCGAGTGGGTGCAGGCTGCGGTGGACGCGGATCAGGTGCTAGGTCTCGAGGACGACGGCGGCTGGTGCGCCGCGCTGGACGTGGCCGACGGCGGCCTGGACCTGAACGCGCTCACCACGCGCAAGGGCATCTTCATCAAGTCAGCCGAGGAGTGGGGCGAGCGCGACACCGGCACCACCACGCGCAGGGCCGTGGCGGGCGTGCGGGAGCTCGGTCACGTGGAGCTGCAGTACGACTGCGTGGGCGTTGGCAGCGGCGTCAAGGCCGAGTGGAACCGCCTGAAGGACGACAAGCTGGCACCCAAGGCGGTGCATATGGTGCCGTGGAACGCGGCCGACGAGGTTAAGGACAAGGATCGCCGGCTCATTCCTGGAGACCTGAGCACGCCACTCAACGGCGATCTGTTCGGCAACTTCAAGGCGCAGGGCTGGTGGCACCTAGCGCGGCGCTTCGAGAAGACGTTCCGCGCCGTGCGCAAGGCCAAGGGCGACCCCGACCAGCAGGATTTCACGTGGCAGCCGGACGAGCTCATCTGCATTCGCAGCGCGGACCTGCCGCGCGAGGTGCTGCTCAAGCTGATCAAGCAGCTCAGTCAGGCGGTGTTCACGCAGTCCACCAAGCTGAAGCTGATCGTGGACAAGGCACCGGAGGGCACGCGCAGCCCCAACATGGCTGACGGCGTGATGATGATGTTCTGGCCCGCCAGCAGCGGCGTAGTGCGCGTGGGTGCGGAGGCGCTCAACCGGCTGCGCGCCATGCCGCCCCGGCACCCAGTTCGTAGATACTGACACAGGAGAGAGTCATGACAGCGATGCGCGCAAAGATGAGAGTCACGCAGGTAGAGCGCCACAGCGACACGTGCGAGACGCTGCACTTCTCGGCAGTGTGCCGCAGCGAAGGATACCCTGAAGACGGCAGCGACGAGAACAACACGTTCGCGCGGTTCACACCGACAGCAAGCCTGAGCATGTCGGTCACCAACCCAGCCCTGATCGGCGAGTTCGCCGTAGACGAGGAGTACTATCTGGACTTCTCCAAGGCCAACTGAAGTGAAGAAGCCGAGAACCAAGCGTCCGGTGAAGAAGCAGAACAAGCGCGAGCGTGCGCAGGGGCGCGCCGCCGCGACGAGACGAGCGCCGCGCGCACGGGTCCCTCTCGACGGACGCGCGGACGCTCAGGCCCCCGGTCCTGCTCGCAGCACGCCCATTTGCGTGGGCACGGCTGCACTCGCGCGAGCGCTGGCGCGCGGGCGCGGGTACCGGGGGTCGGCCGCGCAGGTGGACATCTTCAAGCCGTACCAGCCGCCCGAGTTCATCGCCAAGCAGATGAAGGCTGCCGGGCTGCCGGTGGCCATGGACAGCGCGTTGTCCGTTCCCGCAGGCTGGGCAGCCGGTGCGCTGAGCAGCGCCATAGCGGAGGGGCTCACGTTCCTGGGCTATCCGGACCTCGCCGCCATGGCGCAGCGCCCGGAGTACCGCGTGATCACCGAGGTCATCGCCGAGGAGATGACGCGCAAGTGGATACGCCTGCACGCCGAGGGCGACGACAAGGACGACAAGGCCGAGAAGATCAAGCAGCTCAAAGACGAGATGGATCGCCTGGACGTGCAGGGCGCGTTCCGCAAGATCGCGGAGCAGGACGGCTACTTCGGGCGCGCGCACCTGTACCTAGACACGGGTGACGGCAGCCTGCCCGACGAGCTGCGCCTGAGCATAGGCGACGGCACGCACGGCGACCCGCTCAGCAAGCGCAAGTTCCGCAAGGGCAAGCTGGTGGCGCTGCGCACGGTGGAAGCCGTATGGACCTATCCAGTGAACTACAACAGCATCGATCCGCTGGCCGCCAGCTGGTACAACCCGCAGACGTGGTTCGTCATGGGCAAGGAGGTGCACGTTACGCGCCTGCTCAAGTTCGTGGGCCGCGAGGTACCTGACTTGCTGAAACCTGCGTACGCGTTCGGCGGGCTCAGTCTCAGTCAGATGGCCAAGCCGTACGTAGACAACTGGCTGCGCACGCGGCAGGCGGTGGCCGATATCGTGGTCAGCTTCACCACGTTCGTGCTGAAGGGCAACCTGCAGAGCGCCAACCTCGCCACCGACGGGCAGGCGTTCTACGATCGCCTGGACCTGTTCAACCTGCTGCGCAGCAACCAGGGCGTGATGGCCGTTGACAAGGACAGCGAGGACCTCGTCAACGTCAGCGCGCCGCTGGGCACGCTGGACGTGCTGCAGGCGCAGACGCAGGAGCACATGGCTGCGGTTAGCCGCGTGCCGCTGGTGAAGCTGCTGGGCATAACGCCCAACGGGCTGAACGCCAGTAGCGAGGGTGAGATCCGCACGTTCTACGACACCATCCACGCGCAGCAGAAGCGGCTGTTCGACAAGCACCTGAAGACGGTGATCTGCTTCATCCAGCGCAGCCTGTGGGGCGACGTTGACCCGTCCATCACGTACGAGTGGGAGCCGCTGTGGGCGCTGGACGAGAAGGGGCAGGCTGAGGTTGACAAGATCAAGGCCGACACCGGCGCGGTGCTGATCGACAGCGGCGCGATCGACCAGCAGGAAGAGCGCGAGCGCGTGGCCCGCGACCCCGCCAGCCCGTACCCCGGCCTGGACCTGAACAAGGAGATCGAGCCGCCGGAGCCGGAGATGGACCCAGACAACCCCTTCGCGCCGAAGGAAGATGGTGAGCAGGGCGAGAAGAAGCCCGTGCCCAGCGAGAACGGTGAGAAGGGCAACGGCGAGAAGAACAAGAGCTTCGAGCCAGAGAAAGAGGACGAGGCAGCGTGATCGAGCGCAACCGGCTCATCGACGCCATCGACCGCGCGTTCGACAGCCACGTTGAGCGCGTGTTCAGCACGTTCGTGCTGGGCCACGACGACACGCACGCTGCCGCGCACCTGCGCAGCGGGCTGCAGGCGGCCATGCACGGCTACGAGCAGGCGCTGGACGTGGCCACGCAGCTAACGCCCAATGGCTGAGCTGCTGCGCAACGCCAAGCGCCAGCGCACGCTGCGCCCGGTGCGCCCCAACGCGGGCACCGAAGCCGCGTACCGCGCGCGCCTGCTGCGCAGCGTGGCGGCCATGGCGCGCAGCGTGGAATACTGGCTGGCCAGCGCGTACCGCAACAACCAGCCACGCGTGGCGCAGGACGCCACACCGGCTGACCTGCTGCAGCGCGTGGTGCGCCAGCTGCGCAGGCAGTGGACCGAGCACTTTGACCAGATGGCCGACGACTTGGCCGCCCACTTCGCGCAGGCCACAGAGACGCGCAGCACAGCGGCGCTGAAGAAGATACTGAAGGACGCAGGCTGGTCCGTGAAGTTTAAGATGACATCGGCGCAGCGCGACGTGGTAGACGCCATCATCCACGAGAACGTGTCGCTCATCAAGTCTATACCGGCGCACTACCTCGACCAAGTCGAGGGGCTGGTGATGCGCAGCGTCAGCCAAGGCCGCGACCTCGGCGCGCTAACCCAGCAGCTGCAGAAGCAGCACGGCGTTACGCGCAGGCGCGCGCAGCTTATAGCGCGCGACCAGAACAACAAGGCGTTCGCCATGCTCAACCGGGCGCGGCAGCGCGAGCTGGGCATAACGCGCGCAGAGTGGCAGCACAGCAGCGCGGGCAAGCACCCGCGCCCCAGTCACGTCAAGATGGACGGCAAGACCTACGACGTGAAGAAGGGGATGTGGGACCCGACTGAGAAGAAGTACGTTCTTCCAGGCGAGCTCATCAACTGCCGGTGCTTCAGCCGTCCAGTGATAGAGGGACTATAACAATGTCAACCAACGACG